GTGATCGAGAGACCATTGAGAAGCTGATGTTCTGGACAAAAGCCAGTAGAAGTATGATTAATGCACTCATGAGTTTTCGATTCCTATTGAGATTTTGGCGCCAGCGAACGAACCAACGACGGCACCGATGAAGTAAGGCACTAACAGCCACCAGGTGAGATCACCCAGCGTCAGGTAGTACGCGGCGGCAAACAACGTGGCCAGCATCAGACCGTTGCTGAACAGCGAGGTAAGTGCGTGATAGACGGCAGTCTCTCGATCACGCAACCGAGAGACGACTACGAAGAGGACGTTCTGAAAGAGCGCCAGGCAAAATATGATTAATCCACTCATTTTCGACCTTCAATTCGAATAAACATCAGATTAGAATTACCATGTGAGCTACGGTCATTATCAAAAGGCCCGTGATCACAAGCCTGTTGAACATAATTCCTCGGTTCATAGAACTGACGGAGAGCGAGATCAGATCAAGACGAAACTGAGTCGCCTCCACCCAAATCAAAAGAGGTTGAAGAGCGTCATTCACTCGATGCTCCAGTGGTGCGATTGGTGTATCTGGTTGCTCTATCTTGGGTTTTTCATTTTCCATCGGGTCGTCCTGTTGTTTTTAAATAGTGAATGTCAATGCTTAGCGCCTGGATATGATCCTCGAGCGCTTTATTCTTCTTTTTGAGGTCAGTGATGATCTCGGCGTCTTTCATCGCGGTGTTGGTGAGACTAGTGATTAACTCGTTAGCCTCCTCAAGTGCGCCCGCCAGGTAGGCGCAGGGGTCGTTGCGTTCGTTCATTGAATGCCTCGTGTGTGAGAAAAGTGATCGCGCTTGGTGAAAAGACATTTGGGGCAGGTGCCGCAGCCTGGATTACCAGGGACGCCCATTGCACGACACGTAGCCTTGCCTTCGTTCAGTGCTGTCGCTAGTAGCTGCGCTGACAATTGACACTGACAGTCGTACATAAACTCGTACTGTGACTTCGACAGTCGCTTGTAAACGCACCACGAATGAAACTCGTGACTGTAGAGTGATTCGAACTGGTCGCTTCTAAGCGCTGATGTCGTTGTCATAGTCGTCGTCCCATTGTGTGTTCCTCGTTGTATTCAACTTCATCTTCACCCTCGCATGGCCCGATGCAGTCACAGTCGGCGTAGTGCTCGTTGCACACCTGACAGAAGGCTTCTTCGCAGCAGTCGCAAGGTACGCAGTCTGATGCGTAGATAACTGGCTTCCACTGATTCACTTTGTGTTTTGCGCTCGTCTGATTTCAGCCTTCAGCACTTTCCGCATGGCGTGCATTTCCTTCTTCATCTTCCGACGTTCTGTCTCGGACAGATTGACGCTGAATTTCTTGTACCCAGCCTCCAGGAGCTGCAACCTTTGAACCGGGTCTGACATGACCTTTCGAACGCGAACCTTCTGGCGCCAGGTCTTCCACTTTTCCTTGAGTAGTTCGAACATTTTCTCTCCAATTAGTCACTAGTGACTGATGTATGTAGGCCAAAAGAAGCCGACACTGGGCCGGCGGCTTAAATTACTTCGGTAGCTGAAGCAGTTTTTCGATTTGATCCGGGGACATGCTATCCAGACGAGCCAGAAGTTCAGCCTTTCTGTTTTCGTCGACCTTCTGATCTTCAATCCATTTTTGAACGAATTGATCGATCTGATACTCCTCATCCTGGGACGCGGCTACCATGATGGAAATCATTTCGTACATCTTCACGCCGTGTACCTTCGCAAGCTCCTTGATTGCATTGCGATCATCAACGCTGACGTTGATGGACATTCTCTGACCTTCTTCTGCTGTCATTTCATTTCTCAAACTGTTATTGATGTAAGGAGTATAGTGCTTTTTTTATTAGACATTGGTAATACACCCAATTTTATGCAGCTTTTTTGACAAAACCAAGGCGTTCGTAATCGAAATCCTGATTTTTTGGCAAAATACCCTCAACAAAGCCAGGTGTGCTGTCGATAATGGCCCGTCGAGTCGCCGCATGATCACGCAAGTGCGAGTTGAACCCGTCGATGAAGTCCACAACGAGACAAATGTTCGGCCCGGACTTCTTGCAGCGCAGGCCGCGACCAATTCTTTGACGCAAAGCAATCTCAGCTTTACCGCCACCCGCAAGAATGACCATTCCTACCGCCGGCACGTCTACGCCCACATCAAGAATTGTGGATCCAATTAACACATCGATCGATCCGGACTCCAGTTTCTGCAGGGCGTCTTTGCGCCTCTCTTGGTCGTCCTTACCCTGGATGAACTCAGCACGTAGGCCGCCTATTCTAAACTGCTCCTTGAGTGTCTTGCCGTGCGCGGTGTGCTGCACGAGAACCATAGAAGTCAAGCCGTACTCTGCTGCGCGAACAGCCTCATCAACGATGTGCCCATTTCGAATCTGATTCTCAACAATCCCAACCTTGTACGCCTTTTGCCAGGTGGAGTTGCGAAACAACCCAGCTCGATTGCGATCAGGATTGGGGTTTACCGGCTTGATGTATTTGAATATGGGTTTCGCCAGGATTTCGAGATCGATTAGCATCTTCTCGCTGATCTTGATGCCTACCTGACCTGAGACAGCCATCAGTCGCATGTTCGACTCTTCATCTTCACGCATGAATGGCGTGCCCGTGAGCGACAGACGATAGTGTGCGTTCTTCAGGTGAGACATCAGCGTGAAGAAACCCTCACCGCTGGCCTCGTGAGCTTCTTCGAGGATAACCAGTTCGAAGATCGACAGGATCTTAACAACCTTCGCCTGGCGGACGTTGTGCTTGTCCACTTTGATCTTCACCCGCGCGGCGAGGTAGGTGTCGCTTGGCCGTGCCTTGACGTGGCTCGCGCGAAGTTCACCCAGTGCTTTGCTTATGGCGGGCAATGCGGACTTCTTGCGCTTCATCCTAACCTTCAAAGATTCAAGCTCCTTTTGCTCACGCTCGTATTGAGCGGCAAGGAACATTTCAATTTCTTTTGCGTAGGACTTTTTCTCAGCGTATGGCGCCAGGGTTTGAACCATCCCGACGTTGATGCCTGACGTGGGACTCCATTCACCGTCCCCCATCACACCTACTGTTAACCCCATGTCTTTTTCAAACGAGTCCTTCATTTGGTGCATGAGCACGGATCGAGTTGTCAGAAACAGAGTAGGGCGGCCAATGCGAGCATAGGCGAGTTTGGCGATTCGAGACTTACCGCCGCCGGTGGCAACCTGTGCGACCATCATCCCGTACTTCAGCAGACGACCAACGGTCTCGGGTTGATATTCGTACCTGGAGTCCAGAGCAAATGAGTCGACAACCGGATGCGCCGGGCCACGCGGCTTGGGAAACGGCTTGCGAACCAACTGGACCCGGTAGCCTTTTGACTTCAGCTGATCGTGCACCGCATGAACGAATCCGGCGGGAAACTTGTCAGCCTTGAATTGAAAAAACGAACTACGACCATCCCAGTGCTGCTTTTTGAAGGAGGCCATGTGTTCGGCGCCCTCAACCTTGTATGACAGGATGGCCGACACCAGGAGTTTGGCTTCTCGATCCGCGCCGTAGAGCTTTGCTGTGACTGCGTTATGGGCGATCTTGATAAATGGTTTAGTCATAGGGGTTTACAAGTAAGTCACTAATGACTTATATTATGCCGGAATTACTATAAGGATAGAAGCAAAACATGCAGTACTCCGAGATCGATCCAAATCTCTTATCCCCGAACCCGTGGAACACGAACATCGTTTCGCCGGCCAATGAAGAAAAGCTTGAAACATCAATCGATCGCCTTGACTTGGTGATGCCGGTCATTGTGCGATCGCTCGAGGACGGCACGATTGAGATTGTCGACGGCGAGCACCGAGTTGACGTTGCAAAGCGCAAGGGGTTGGACGTTCCCATCCTCAACCTTGGCGAAATCAGCGACAACAAGGCGAAAGAGATTGGGCTGGTAGCAAACGAGCGCTACGGCGCTGACGATTCTCTGAAGCTTGCGGAACTGCTTTCTGAGCTGGGTGATCAAGATGAGCTTTCCTCCTTTTTACCTTATTCGGACGCTGAGCTGACAGCGATCTATTCGAGTACAAGTATAGACTTGAGCGAATTAGATTTATCAGATGACGAAAATGACCCCGTGTTTGACGAAAGCGCGGGCGCACCTGGCAAGACAATCCAAACGCACCAGATCATGCGACAGAAGGTTCCCATCGAAGATGCTGAAATGGTCTCCGAGGTTTTGAACCGAATTTGCAAAGCTCAAAAGTTCGACAGCGGCGACTCAATGACGAATGTCGGTGACGCCCTCGTCTATATGGCGGCCGGCTGGCTTGCGAAGGCGAAAGACTGATGCCCCCGCCCAAGTTTGACGAATGCCCTGACTGCCGCAATTACAAGCAGGATGACAGTATCTGCAACGAGTGTGGCGCGGGTGAGTTCTATGAAGAGTCGGAATCAAAAGAAAATTTAGATTTTCAGGATGAGAAATGAGCGAAGACGTTGAAATTGAATTTTGGCCCATCAAAAAGATCAAGCCGTATGCCAAGAACGCCAAGAAACATTCCGACGAGGACGTAGATAAGCTTGTCAACGCCATGAATGAGTTCGGCTTCACTACACCCATCCAGGTGGATAGCAAGGGCGTCATCATCGCTGGGCACGGACGACGCCTGGCGGCCATCAAGCGCGGCATGAAAACCATACCGGTCATCGTCGAGAGACACCTCACTCCGGACCAGGTCAAAGCCGCGCGTTTGTCTGACAACAAAGTCTCAGGCATGGATTATGACGTTGATCTTGAGCAGGCGGAGTTGATGTCGCTGGTAGATACCGATGTGAACCTCAGTGCCACCGGGTATTCAGACCGGGAACTGGAGTTCATGACGGACGAACTGGACTCGATGGATATGGGCGCGCTGATTGACGACCTGGATTCCGAAGTCTCGGAGCAAACCGATCGCACAGACAAAGCGGCAGCCGCGGCCGGCGACGGTGAAGTCTCCGTGGGTGAAGCGTTTGGGTTCAAAAAGGTCACTATCGACCAGGCTCGAGTCCTTGGGAAGTTTATCTCCAAGGTTCAAAGCCTCTATCCGGGCAGCGGGCAGCAAGCGCTTACCGAATTTGCCGCGGACATATTGATAAGTCACGAATGAAGTACGTTATCAACAAAAAGTTTACCTCCTCGGTCGAGAGAACTCCGCGGGTGATGGAAGTCGCTGAAGCCTTCGGGCTGGGGTTATCTGACAAGGATTTTGTCGTGTATGACAACCTGATGGTTGAAGTTCATGAAGGCGACGTGTGTTACATCACGGGTCAGTCCGGGTCAGGCAAGTCTCTGCTGCTGCGGGCGCTCGCGGCGCACATGCGTATCGATGGCCTGAATGTTCTGGACATTGATGACATTTATTTCGACGACACGCCGTTGATTGATCAGGTCGGTGAAAACATGACCGAGGCGCTTCGGCTTCTTTCGCTTGCTGGGCTGAATGACGCCTACCTGTTCATCCGTAAGCCCTCCGAGCTTTCCGATGGTCAGAAGTATCGATTCAAGCTGGCAAAACTGATCGAGTCAAAGGCGCAAGTCTGGGTAGCGGATGAGTTTACCGCGGCGCTTGACCGGGTAACGGCCAAAGTTGTCGCCTTCAACATGCAAAAGGTTGCCAGACAGTGCGGCGCTACCTTGATGGTCGCCACGACGCACATGGATCTTCGTCCGGAGCTGGGTGCCAATCTTTACATCGAGAAGTACTTCCGCAATAAGGTGCATGTTGATTATGGATGAAGCGTTCTGGATTCTAGATTTTAAAATGAATGCAATGGGGGCAATGTTCATCCTGGGTATGAGCATGATGTTTTTCATCGAAGATGATGATGACGATCAATGGCCCTAGCCAACCCCAAACTCATAGACAGCTTCAGTGCGTCTTTAAGCGATCCTGACTTCGAGTACAGCTCGATGCTGCGTGAACGCAACAATGACGCGCAGGGGCGATTCTCGTTGCTCTCAGACATGATTGTAGAGCGAGGGACGATTGATGACTGGAATGAACTGCATGAACTGCACTACAAGAGCGA